ACAACCGCTGACATGACAATTATAACGAACGATGCAACCGATTTAGTTTTAGATTGTATCTTTAGAATAGCTGAAGAATACGCAGGCACATCAACTGAAATAACGTGGACTGTTAGTCTAAATCAGGTGACTACAATTTCAGGCATAACTCAATTAACGCAAATAGATTTTGTACAAAAATTGGATGTTGATGTTTTCGAAAATGATGCAATAACACCTAACTTATTAAGCATTAAGTTTTACGATTTAGCCGATTATATTTTAGGTATCAAAACCGAAATAATTGACATTTGCGATGCTGACCAAATAATAGCGCAAGTAGAAAAAGACCCATCCTTTTCAGGTTCTATAAATTTTATTGCTACTATTTACCCTGCAAGCGAAACAGGCGATACTAATAATAATGCCATTGAAGAAGAATCAAGCTGGGCGCCAATTGTAGTGCAAATGCAACAATTAACAAGCGCAAAGCTTGCTGATGTTGACGCATCTTTTGCACCTTCGAATGAAGCTATTTTCAAAATAAACGTACAACAATTAACACAAGGACAGCGTTATTGGGTAACAGGTATTGCATATCAGCAGGTGCCAGATTATTGCCCTATTGGCTTAGTTGCGCTTACAAGTACATCTACTTATAGAACTGTTGGCGTATTACCTTTGTGGACTATTACAGGCAACCCAACGGCGGTTATAGCTGAAATATTAGCGCACCCCGATTATGTAGGCGGTTTAAATATTGTTCAAAATAACTTTGTAGATAATGCAAATAGCCCCATTGGCGTTTTAAGTTACGCGGGCAATATTGTAACAGCTATAAAGATTAGCGATACAATTCCAATAGCTTATTATAGGTTTATTGTTGATGCTGACTTTGACCCGGGCACAGGGCCACACACAATAAGACACGAAATTTTAATGTCAGTTCCAATACCTGCGCCAAGTTTAATACCTATTGTAACTTTTGACAATAACTATAAATGTAGCGATTTAGGATAAAATTTTTTAATTTAATTTTTATTTGTATCTTTGCGAATATATGTTAGTAAATTATTCTGTTTCATATACGCCCGAAATTAGTAGGACATATTCATTTAGGCAGCCTGTACCGATTCGGTATGCCTGCCCTATTTTGCCGCCTAATTTTATGCAAAATGCTACTGATGCTTGGAACTGTAATTTATGCGGTTCTGATTTGCCGTTTTATATTCCATATGTTGAAGGCGATATTATACCATTTCAAACACAAGTTACTGATAATTACAATCAGCCTAACAGCGTTTTGATAGCAGGCTTTCAAACAAGTACAAGTACATCGCATTATGTTGTAGTTAGCTTATATGATTGTTGCGGTAACTTAGTATCAGAATTTATTGATGATTTTTCAGATAGTTACCACGTAGGGCAAAGCCTTTCAACGGGCAGCATTCAAACGTGGTTTGTTAATACAGGTTTGTTCCCAGCTGATTTGGATTGCTTTAGATTGTACATTGATTACTACAAAATAAATCAGATAACTTTAGAACCTGAAATTGATAAAAGGCTTTATACAGAATACTATAAAAAGGTCGAAGGCTGCGGCAACTTAAACGATACTGCACTAATTTATAGTACTTATGCAAATTATGATTGCAACGGTAATTTTTACGGAACTTTGACTAACTATTTAGGTTCTAATAATACACCGTTTTACAATTCGCTTAGAATTTTTGGAACTGTTGAATTCTTTGGCGATACTGAAGCGATAACAGAAAATGACAGAAATGTAGTTATTAGTAAAGATATAACAGAAAATTACGGCATTATTTCGGGCGCGGTGCCACCGTTTTACATTAAAATGTTACAACAAGCTGTGAGAGGCAATTACGTAACTGTTGATGGTGTGCAGTATCAAAACTTTAGATATGATTCTAAACCTGAAGATAACCGTATGTTTTTGTTAGACCTGACATTTGACAAAAGATGTCGATTAGATAACAAACAATGTACATGAGGTCGTAATTCATTTACAAATATTTAAAAACAAAAAACATGAATATTTCTTTTATAAATGGGTTTTTGGGCGCGTTCGGTGTTTGCCCGCCTTGCATAGATGAGGATAATGCCCCTAACTACCTTTGCGACCCATGCGATTCAACTGTATACAGCGGTGGTATTGCTGGTTGGTTTGCAAAAAAATGTAACTACGAATTTGCCGATATTACAGATTCTACTGAATGGGAAACTGCAATAGCTGATAAAAACGTTTTTGGCCGCGTAAACGGTTCACGTATTAGCGGTGGTTTGCCTGCACCTGAATTTACTACTAAAAAGCGTGGTAGCTGCGGTCAAGAGGAGGTAGTAAAACAGTCGCGTGTTGTATCACTAACTGATGCAGAAAATGACATTACATTTACGATTGATGCACTTTACAATTTCCTTTCTAATCCTGCTAAAGCTGCTGGTTATGAATTTGGTTTTGTAACTTGCGATGGTAGATTTTTAGGTTGGTATTCAAACGTAACTGTTAGACCTTTTTATCAAATTGCAGAAACTGACGAAGATGATGCATACTGGACCGTTGAATTTAGATACAATGAACAGTTAGGTACATTTAGCCAATTATCTTTAGACTTCTTGCTAACACTACCTTATAACGTTTGTTGGGTTACTTCAATTGTTGTAACAGGCACAGGTAACGTAACAACTGTTGGCGATGGTCTTACATTGCAAATGCTTGCAGCTGTACTACCTGTAAACGCTACTGATGCTACTGTTACATGGTCGGTTGTTAACGGCACAGGTACGGCAACTATTAGCAGTGGTGGTTTGCTTACTGCTACTGCACCGGGTTTAGTTACTGTTATTGCAACAGCTAATGATGCTTCGGGCGTAACTGGTTCACTTGTAATTACAATTACACCATAGTATTTATAAGGGCGGTTATATAATGTAGCCGCCCTATTTAAAATCAAATAGAATGAACATAGAACAGTTTTACGAATTTTTAAATACTGTAAATGCTACAATACTAAACCCGCCTGTACACCCATTCAAAGCGGATTGGAAGCGTATTTATGAAAGCATTAAGCCTCACTTCTACGGTGAAGTGCCGCCCGCGTTAGATAAAGCATTTCCAAATGAAGATGAACAGATATTAAACTATCGTAAAAATACATATCAGCCTAAAACAGAATCGCCATTGGTTAAAGCTATAACCGAATTGCATAGGCTTTTAAGTTCTGCTAAGCATTCTGTTAGGTTTGAAAATATGGACATGCAGCAATTTGCCGAAAATGAAAAGTTCGGCGAAAATAATTTACAGTCTTTTGTATTTTCTGTTTTTATTCCTAATCGCGTACTTGACCCTAACGCCGTTTTACTTATCGAACCTAAAGGCGAAGGTATTGAAACCGATAACGTGCGCGTTAATGTAGATATGAAAGTAATTCAGTCTGATAGGATTATTTTTAATGACCCTGAATACAGACTTCTAATATATAAAGGCATATCAAAAAATAAATATGCTACCTTAGGTATTGAGAATCCGCTATACTATCACATTGTTACCGATATGTTTTACGCACAGGCCCGCGCCTATGGTGATAAAACAATGTTTGAGGTTATTTATGAACACAATAGCGGTATAATGCCGTGGGTAACTTTAGGCGGTCGCGTTGTACCTAAATATGATACTTATGGCAATACGTTTAAAATTTATAAGTCTGATTTTAGCCCTGCAATACCTTATCTTAACGATGCTGCTATTTTTGATAATCAGCACAAATCGGTTATGCTTGCGACATGCTTCCCTATTAAATTTGTTGAAGGGGTTGATTGTAACAGTTGTAATGGTGTGGGCCGCGTACCTGATCCAAATAATTCCGATAATAGCATAACTTGTAAAACATGTAGCGGACATGGCAAAACGTTAAGCATTACGCCATTGGCAGCGTATAACTTAAACCCTACTACATCAAAGTTTGGCGATAATGATAAACAGCAAGTTGAACCGATACGTTATTATAGCCCTGATGTTTCAACTATTCAAGAAACTAACAAAGTAGCTTCTGAGGCGTTAGGAAAAGCCGAACAAGTGCTAAACATTAACCGCAGTTTAAAAGCTGCTCAATCGGGCGTTGCAAAAGAATTAGACCGCGAACCTGAATATATTGAAGTTGGTAAAATATCAGATGATGTTTATGCGCGTTATAAAGATGTTTTGCGTATTATTCAGGCCATTGTATTTATGGATACTGAAAGTGCGATAATGGTTAACCCGCCTATCAGTTTTGACCTTAAAACAGAAACAGAATTGATGGCAGAATTTGCACTATCGCAAAAAGGTTTGCCAACTGCTATTAGATACGAATCATATATAAGCTATGTTGATCGCCGTTATAATTCTGATGCGATAGCACGCCAAATAGCTACCATTTGCGCTATGTATAATAGTGCCTATCTTTATACGGTAGATGAACGCGTAAATTTGTTAGCATCGGGGCAAATAACAGAAAAGGATGCAATAAGCGCGCAGTTTGTTTTTGATGCTGTTACAGAATTGTATTACGATGAAGGCTTTGATATTATGAATAATGATTACACAGCTATTAAAAATGCTATTGATGCAAAGTTAGCACCGCGTTTTGATGCTGTTGCAAGTAATGTAATACCTGAAGTTAATATGGATGAATTTAATAATGCTGAATAATGGATTTCAATAAACCCGAACGAATTAACGACAAAGCATTAGAAATTTTACAAAAGCGGTTTAATAAAGTAGAACCGAAATTTGTAAAACAAGTTGTTGATTGGATAAATAAGTTTAGAACTACATCGGGCAATTTAGTAAGGTCTAAAGAAAACATAGCGCGTTTAAGTTCGTTTAAAACTGCTGTTAATAGGTTTTTAGAAAAGGCTGGTTATAATGTAATGGTATCGGCTTTTTTAGAAAACTTTGACGAAATTGGGGCCAATACACAACTTGCACAACAAGAATTAAACGGCATTGATATAACAAAAAGTTTTTTGAATCCATTTAAGCGCTATGCTGTTAATAATGTTATTGCAGCAATGCAGGGACAAGGATTAAATGTAAACCTAATAAACCCGCTTAAAAATGAATTACTAATTGCAGTAAATCAGGGTAGCAGTTTAACAGATGTTGTTACTTCAATAGCAGGTCAATTAACAACAACTGAAGCGCGGCAAGGCGTTTTAAAAAGAATTAGTTTACAGGCATCACGTGATGCGTTATTACAATATGATGGTGTGGTTAATGAAGCGGTCCGAAAGTCTTATAAGATGGATGCTTTGCTTTACGTTGGTTCTATTGTTAAAGATAGCCGAGCACAATGTGAACGATGGGTACAAGAAACAAAAAACGGTAAATTAGGTTTGATATTATTTGAAGATTTGCAAAGCGAAATTGATTGGGCTGATAATAACGGTACTGGTATGATACCCGATACAACGCCTGAAAACTTTTGTCAGAATCGCGGCGGTTATAATTGTAGGCATATCGCTTACCCG